TTTTTAATAAAACAAAGGCTAATAAAAACGGGATAACGACAAGTACAATGATTAATGCTAACAAGAATCTGCTCTCAATTTAAAAACATTTAATTTACTGGTGCGAGAAAACACTGCTCGGTGACAATTTTAAATCCATCATCCAAATCAAAGATCGTTCTAACGCAGCGATACTCTAACGTAAAGCCAAAAGCACCAAGCGCACTACCCGAGAACGAACTGGATTGTCCGCTACCACTGGAAGTAATTGTGTTTTTTTGCTCAAAACCAACGGTACAAAAACCTTTTGAAGCGTTTCGAGCTATATCGCAATACGCATCGTAAGCTTCTTCACGAGTTTTAACAAAGTCTACATAAATATCCGCAACATTTTGTAATAGCTTTTTCATTAAATATTTTTCAAATGCACTGAGCGGCTCCGAACCAATATGAATCGCTGTATATAAATCACTAGCGAAAATTTCATCACATAACCCTTTGCTACTGGCACCTTCAGCATAACAACTGTCGTGTCCTGCACACGCGCGACCAAATGGGCCATCGGGGATCCAAGTTGCAATATCTTGTCTTGCTTCTGGCCCACAGATCCCACCAAATGGGCCTGAGATCGCTTGCATTTCGGGAGGTAACCCTTTTTGTCGTGACGTATCATTCAAATTCTGTTGTTTTAAATTGGCTGACGTTTGGGGAAGATACTTTTCAAGTGCTTGCTTTAATTCATTGTGTCTCTGCAATGCTTCTACCGCTTCTTGAGGAACAGCAGCAGATACGGCTAAACGCCCACCGAAAGCAGGTTCGTAGTACAACTGAAAGGCTTTAATTGTAATGGTATTGAGGTTGAATACCGCTGAATAGCCGGAGTCGGCTACTTTGGCTGCATTTTCATATTGAATGCTGTTGGAACATGTATCACAGAATACGATTTTCCAGTTATCAAATGTGCTGGCTTCAGAGGCATCACTAAAAAACAAGAATGCAGAAAAAATGAACAGGAAGAGTGCTTTTGTATTCATGGTTTGATTGGTTTTTAGGTTTACGGTTAATTATCCCTCCATATTGGTGTTTATGCTTGCCATTTCAACCTTGATGTATAAATTTGTACTTGAGATTTGATTTTATTAATACATGCTCAGATTATTTTTCTAAACAAATATCATCTCCAGCAGTTTATCAATCTCCAAATCTCCACCCAGCAATTCCCGCTTAGGATAATTAATGGTGCTGTTATTTTCTTTCGAGCGCTCACTCAATCCATAATGATGCACTCTGGCTATTTCCGCGATACGCCCCTCATAACCAACAGTCGCACCGTCGTGGTTGGCTTGTACCTTCATGTATTTGGCTTTTCGCAGGCCGAGCATCATCTTTTTTTGTTTGGCGACTTTTCCTTCCTTACGTTCGTTTCCTGTATCAATGCGCTGTTTTCTTGGCTGCCATTTTGTGCCGTTTGGGTTTTGTTGTTTGGAAAGGCGTTTTTGATTTTGCTTTCTGAGTGCCAGTGCCATTTTGCGGTAAAGGGCTTTTTGTTGTTTGGGCGACAGGCTGTTAATGAAGGATTCTGCCCATGGCGCGATGTCTTGTAAGTTATTCACCGACTGTCTCGTTTAAAGCGCTTTCAGGTGGGCCGTTTGGGTTTCGTTTTATACTGAGTTCCCATTCATTTGCTGGCGCTAAGGTGGTGTCGAGCTGGGGTTCGTCGCAGGTGGTCAAATAGGTGCCATCTTGTTTTTGCTCTACTTTAACGACTTCCGAGAGCTTCACCGCTAAGGAAAGATCCACGGATTCATGATTGATGATATCGGCGTCGAACTTGATGGCGCTGTTTCCCTCTAAATGGCGAGGTTGATGTTGGTCGAGCCAGGTTAATATGAGGTGCGCGATTTGGGCGGCATCGCCACCGTAGGCGGTAATGATGATCACCGCCTGATATTGCAGCTCAAAATGTTGGTTTGCGCTGCCTTGGTAACTGATAACCTGGCCTTCCTGAGCGAAGGTAAGCAGATTTTCAGCATCGATGTTGAGCGGCGCTGAAAGTAGATGTTCTCTTAAGGAAGCGAGCTTTTTCATGCTACTTTCTCATGCAGCCAATGCCTTTAATACTCACCGCCGCAAGCACCACCACATACATTAACTCGCCAAGGTCAATACCAAGATTTTTAATGTTTTCTATTCCTAAATTCACAGCGTTCAAGTAGGTCATATCGCCGCTGGCGCTACTTACGATAGACGCTAGAAACAACAGCACAAAGGGCGAGGTGATGATCACGGTAACGTATTCGTCTTTCCAGGTGCCGCCTTCGTTTTGTTTCGATAGGGCTTCCCATTCGTCGTTGTTCAAATCTAGCTGATAGTCGTTATTCACCTTGGCTAAAGCGAGTTTGGCCTGTGCCGATTCACTGGCTTGCTTGCGTTTTTGATTGCTTTGATAAGCCTCAGAAATGGGGGAGAACAACCCGGTAACCATATTCCATACACTCATGTGGTTTGCTCCTGTGGGTAAGCCGACCAGGGCAATTGAAAATGTGGGCCATCAAAAAATGCGGTTTTGTTTTGCTGCGCTCTGCGCTGGCGGTATTGCTCGGTTTCCTTCGCCATATCATCCGTGAGTACTGATAATTCCCGATCCCACACGCCGCCCCATTGCAGCGGAATATTCAATTCCTCAGCCGCGTGTTTCATGGTTTGTGCCAGGGTTTGATACGCAGACGCTTCCCATGTGATTTTGTTGTTGGGTAATAACCAAAGATCGACGGCGTGGCCTGTTAAATGACGGCTTTTTAAGGTGTGAGATTTGTTGCGTTGCACCAGTTGTTTTTGGCGCTCAATACTTCTTAATCCTTCGCCTACCATGAAATCAATGTTGGTGGAGCATAGCGCCAGCTCCACCACATTGATTAAGTCGGGATGTACGCCTTGTAAGCGGTCTTTTGACCGTTGGCTTAATTGAAAGTTTTGTTGTGTCATGGTGCTGCTCTCTTGATTTTTTCGTGAAACTTCTTGCCAGTTAATCCCAAAGCGAAAGCGTTTGTTTCTGCACGGGGGTAACCGATGGCAAGTAAACCAGGGTTCCCATTGGAATGATGGGGTTGGATAAATCGAGATGCGGATTTGCCGCGAGCACCTGTTCTGTCACGCCGCTGGTTTCCCGGTAAACGCGCCAGCAGATGAGATCCAGGGTGTCGTTTTGTTGGGCTATTACTGAGGGTAAATGGCGGTTCATGTTAGTGACGGCTCAAATTAGCGCTATGGTGATTTTGGCGGTGCCTAATAAACACCGGATCGATTCTCTGGAGCGACGCAAATAATCATCCACTCGTTCCGCCATTTGGTCGGCGCGTTCGTGGCCTGATTTGGTGCTGTCGAAGTCTCGGTAATTTTCCAGTAGCAGGGCTTTGGCTTTGTTAAACACCGCGCTTTGATAGTGGTGCTCATGCTGGCTGATGTCGCCGTATTGCTCGCCCGGAATATCTTTCAACGTGCTGTAGTGTTCAATCGCTGGCCACGCCTTTAATTCGTTGTTTACCGAGATAATCGCATCGAGAATGGTTTGTTTGGTACGCGGGTGGGAAATGGGCTGTTCAACCCGCATCACTTCACGAAACTGGTTGATGTCGATATCAGGGAAAAAGCCGTTATTGCTGACTGTTTCCGGTGTTTGGTTTTGGTGATTGGTGCTGGGAATAAAGCTCATTGTGTCACCTTTGGGTTTCTTGCCTGAAGAACAGCGAACACCAACACGTCACGCTAATGACTTTGTATGTGTTGGGTCGCTGTTGGTGCTGGGAGACTCTGTGTTTACTGTTTGTTCGGCGTCTTTTTTCAGCTTGTCGAGGAGCTTTTTCACGCCCGAGCGCGGGTTCAATTCCAGTGCGCGGCTGAGGTGTGAAACGGCTTCCTGTTTGTTACTGTGTTGAAGTTGTAAACCCAGTGCTTTGTGCAGCTTGGCTCTCACTTCGTCGGGCATGTCTTTTTCTGTGGTTAGCGCCAGAACATGGAACAAGTGTTCGGTGATTTCGCCTTCGGTGGTGGCGTTATTTTCAACATGCGCGATGGCGTATTCTGCGGTTTCTTCCGCAATGAGCGTGGCGGTGTCGCGTTTGAAACGTTCCGGCATCGCTAAATTGTGTTCAATGGCGTAGTCGGCAATGTCGATGGCTCCGGCCAGTTCGCCAACGTCGATACGCCACATCATTACGGTCATTAACACATCGTCTTGCGCGCCTGCATTGCCCGCGATAATGCCGTCAACATAGGCGGCGTAATCCGGCAATAATCCCGCTTTCACTTCAACGCGGCGTTCAATGCTTTGGATTTGGGAAAGCTGCCTTTGATGGGTGACTAACTGGGCTAACATCAGTTCGTATTGTGTGGCGTTATCTGCAATCCCGTCGTACGAAGCGGGTTGTTTTTCAGCGAGTTTTTTAAGCTTGTGATTTCGTGCAATGCTCATTAGTGCCAACCTCCGTTACCATCGGGTACGAGGATGTTTTCACTGAAGCAAATCAGGTCGTAATCTTCAATTACGTAATCTTCGTTCACCGACTGAAAATCTTCTACCCGGTCGCGCTCCGGGTTGTCTTTAATGTGACGGCGGCGACTGCCTTCTTGATAGTAAATGCTGAGGTTGTCTAATCGGGTGACCGCAAACGCGCGAGCCGGGAAAAACGGCACACGCACCGCATTCATGCCGCCCACTTGTTTGTTACTGATGATCATATCTAATGCGTTGCGCTCGGTGGGTGCATCGTTGTCGTTTACCAGGGCGAGGTATTTATCTGCGAGTAATTGACGCCCCATAATCACCACAAGGTCGGCATCGTCCTGATACCATTCTGCAATCATTTCATTGGTGGCATCTAATACGGCGGCATCAATGTTTTGATAGTCGCCGCCGCCACCAATTTTCACGCCGTCCAGCACATGCTCAGGGGATTTTTCCCGTACTTTTTGCAACCAGCCTTTGTTCACGTCCTGAAGCATGGGGTGGGTTGTGCGGTTAGAGGTGGCAGCGCGTTCAACGCCGTTAAACCCAATCATAATGCGGTCGCGGGCGATTTGTTGCGTAACAAGATTGCGCATACGCGGCTGGAAGTCGGGGAATTTCGCCCACTGATCCAGCTTGGAATATTTCACATGGGTGTCGAAGTTAGTTTGCTGACAATGGTAGTTATCGTCGTCGAGCGTAGTGGGATCGGCGGTTTCCCGCGCTTTCAGATTGGTGTCGGTGGTACTGGCAATGGTTGAGCCGACATCTAATCCGAGTTTTTCGCCTTGCTGCTCGGTAACGCCGTGAATATTAATGCGCTGTAAAAAACGCGACGATTCACGGATTTTGTTTTCCAGGGTTTGTTCTACCGAAGGGGCAACGTTAAAGGGTTGCGCGCCATCGTCAACACTGTTGATGTCGGCTTGTCGTTCGCGGTAAGCGTTAAATTGGCGTCTGGTTTCATTGCGCATGAAGTGAAATCCTAAAATGGGTGAATGAGTTGAGCGCTTAGGCGTTTTCTAACAATCGGTTAGCACGGTATCTTCGGCACCTGTTGCGGGTGGGCGCGTGTTATTGGTTTGAGGCTCCTGGCTTAACGCGCTGGTGAGTTTGCTCAGCTTGTTTAACTTGTCATTTATTGCGGTGAATTTGGCGTCTATGGCGCTCATTCTTTGTTCGAAGGCTTGAACGTCGGTTTGTTGTTTTGCAGCCAGGGCTAACACGCTGTCGTTTACGCTGCGGTTTTCTGTTTCCGGGTTATTTGCATTTGATGTCATGTTGGGCTGGCTCTCGGGTTCGGTTGTTTCTGGCTGTGGTTTTTGCGGCAGTGTTTCTTTTGGCGGTGAGCTGTGAGATGTGCCTAAAATCGCTTTCACTTTTTCAAGCAGCGTTGGTTGTGGCTTATGTTCAACCTGTTGATTTAGCGCATTGGATGAATGTTTGGCTAAGTGATCAGGAACAGCGAAAGGGATATCGCCTGAAACAGAGGCCGAAACAGAAAGATGGTCGGTCACTTCGTCGATCAAACCCATTTCTTGCGCTTCGGTGGCGGTGTAGTAGTGATCGTTGCCGTCCATCATGGCTTGAATGTCGTGTTTCGATACGCCTTTCGATTCAAAGGTGGTGGCAATTAGCGCGTTGAATTTGTCGAGTACGTCGGCGGTTTTGCGGTGCTGTTTGGCGTTGCCGTACATGCCTGTACTGGAGTCGTGAACCATGGTGATGGCGTTACCAAACGACAAGCGTTTATCGCCTGCTTGCAGGATCAGCGCCGCAATCGACATCGCAGAGCCCATGTTTACTGTGGTGATGTCGGCTGAATGGCTCACTAATGTATTGAAAATGGCGATGCCATCCACCACCGAGCCGCCTCGACTGTTTAAAAACACTTTGACTTGTTTGCTTTTTACCTGGCTAAGCGTGTTCACAAATTCTTTGGCTGAGGTGCTTTCTGAAAATAAAGACTCGCCAATATAGCCATGGATCCACACTTCGGTAGTGCCGTTCGCCGCACCTGAAACGCGCCAAAAGTCGCTATTTTCCTGCTCTTGCATTGCTAAATTGCTCCGTTGAAAGATGACGGGCAATGTTTGTGCAAATCAAGGGGGATAGGCAAACACTTGAAAGTTGAATTGTGGCTATTCAACTTTTGAATTCTGCGCAACGGCATGGCTTACGGGTAGCCTTCTGTTTATGAAAGCCCCCATGAAAGACCCCGCGAAAGATCCGATGACAACCGCCATCGACTTTACCACCCGAATTCAGGCTCGCCAGAGGTATTGGCGTGGCTATTCAGTGAAACAGATCAGCGATGATTTGAATGTGCCTTATGCCACCGTGGATACCTGGAAACGTCGGGAAAAGTGGGACGACGCGTCGGTTTCCATGCGCGTTGAAAGCGCGACGGATACGCGGTTGTGTCAGTTAATTGCTAAGCCCGACAAAACCGACGCGGATTATCGGGAAATAGACGCACTGTCGAAGCTGCTGGAGCGCACCGCCAGAATTCAACGTTATCAACACAGCGGCAACGAAGTCGACCTCAACCCCAAAGTGAAAAACCGCAACGGGAAGAAGCGCAAACAACCGCAGAAAAACCACCTCGATGACGACGCCGTTCAAACGCTGGAAAAAGCCTACCTCGACGGCATGTTTCCACACCAAAAAGTGTGGCACGACGCTTTAAAATACGACATTCGGGAAATCCTGAAAAGCAGGCAGATTGGCGCGACTTTGCACTTTAGCCGCGAGGCCATTGTTGATGCCGCGAAAACAGGCAAAAACAAGATCTTTATTTCCGCTTCTAAAAACCAAGCCCAGGTGTTTAAGCGCAACATTATTAACTTTGTACGGGAAACCACAGGCGTTGAGCTGCGCGGCGATCCGATTGTGCTTTCTAACGGCGCGGAACTGCACTTTTTAGGCACGAACAAGAACACCGCGCAAAGCTACAGCGGCGACTTGTACATTGATGAATATTTCTGGATCCCTAATTTTGTTGATATTGAGCACGTTGCCAGTGGCATGGCGATCCTCGATGACAGGCGCATTACCTATTTCTCGACGCCTTCCACCATCAATCATCAAGCGTATTCCCTGTGGGACGGCTCCCACTACAACCAGGACAGACCAAAAACTGAACACATTAATCTTGATGTTACCCACAACGCACTGAAAAACGGCAGGCTTTGTGAAGATGGGATTTGGCGGCAGATCGTCACCATCGAAGACGCGATTAACTCGGGTTATTCCTTGGTCACCATGGAGAAGCTGAGGAAGAAATTCCCGCCTGCGAAGTTCGAAAACTTATTGATGTGCAAGTTCATTGACGACACCGCATCGATATTCCCGCTCTCGGAATTGCAAGGCTGCATGGTGGATGCCGCCTTTATTTGGCACGACTACCAGCCCCACAAAAAGCGCCCATTTGGTGACAAGCCCGTTTGGGTGGGCTACGACCCTTCGGAAACCCAAGACGACGCCAGTTTAGTGGTCATCGCACCGCCGCAATCTAAAGGCGGCAAGTTCAGGATTTTAGAAAAATACAGTTGGCAGGGCATGGATTTTGACAGCCAGGCCAATTCCATCAAAACCATCTGTGATCGTTTTAACGTGGCTTTTATGGCGATTGATGCCACGGGCGTTGGCGCAGGCGTGTATCAGCTCATTAAGAAATTCTACCCCAGTGTGAGAAAGATTAAATATTCCGTGGAAGTAAAAACGGATCTGGTGCTGCGCGCCAAGCAATTCTTCAGCAAGAAACTCATTGAATTTGATATGGCGTGGGTGGATTTGGCTCACGCCTTTATGACCATTCACCAAACCAGCACCCAATCAGGCCGAAACGTGACGTATCGCGCCAGCCGCACCAGCAAAACAGGCCATGCCGACCTCGCGTGGGCGGTGATGCATGCGCTGGACAAAGCGCCAATTGAAAGTGCCGAGCAAGTGGGTTCCGGCAAAAAATCCATAATGGAGACGTTTTAAGTGAAAAACATTGAAGCTTTTACCTTTGGCGAGCCTGTGCCGGTTCTCGACGGGCGAGACATTACCGAATACGCGGAATGCTGGTTACACGATGATTATTACGAGCCGCCGATTAGCATGAGCGGCTTGGCGAAATCGTTAAATGCCAACGTTCATCACCGCAGTGCATTAACGGTAAAGCGTAACGTGTTGATGTCGGGCTATGTGACAAACCCACTGTTAAGTAAGCAGGAATTCAGCCGTTTCGCGCTGGATTATTTGGTGTTCGGTAACGCCTATTTTGAACGCCTGGATAATCGACTTAATCAGCCTCTCAGCTTAAAAACCAGCCCCGCCAAATACACCCGCAGAACCAAAGATAACGGCTTTGTGTTTTTAAAAGGCTTTGGTAAGAAACATTACTTTCAAAAAGGCCGCGTGTTTCATTTGCTGGAGCCAGACATTAATCAGGAAATATATGGCGTGCCGGAGTACTTGCCTGCGCTTAATAGTGCCTGGTTAAACGAGTCGGCCACCTTGTTCAGACGCAAGTATTACGAGAACGGCACCCATGCCGGGTTCATTCTGTACATGACCGATACCGCCTACGAAGAAGACGACATTAACGCGCTGCGCCAGAGCCTGAAAAACGCCAAAGGTCCGGGCAACTTTCGCAACCTGTTTATGTATGCGCCCGATGGCAAAAAAGACGGCATTCAGATTATTCCCATTGCCGATGTGTCGGCAAAAGATGAGTTTTTCAACATTAAAAACGTGACCCGCGATGACGTACTGGCCGCGCACCGGGTGCCGCCGCAAATTATGGGCGTTATTCCACAAAATACCGGGGGCTTTGGCTCTGCGGAAGCTGCCAGCAACGTGTTTTACCGCAATGAACTCATTCCACTTCAAGAGCGATTCAAAGAAATAAACGACTGGATTGGTGAAGAAGTGGTTTCGTTTGAACCCTACAACATTGATACAGCACAGCAGCTCAACCAATTAGCGCCTGCCATCAATACCTAATGCAGTAACAAAGCTTAACGCAGTAACAGAGAAAGCTATCATGACCAAACCTATTATTCCCTGGATGGGCGGCAAACGCCGACTTGCCAAGCACATTTTACCCCACGTAAACGGCTATCCGCAGTACGTTGAACCCTTTGCAGGCGGTGCCGCCATCTTCTTTATGAAAGAGCCATCGAGAGTCGAAGTGATCAACGATTTAAACGGCGACTTGGTTAACTTATACCGGGTGGTAAAACACCATTTAGAAGAATTCGTTCGCCACTTTCGTTGGGCATTAGTGAGCCGTGAAACGTTTCTGATGGCACGACAAACCGACCCGAAAACCTTAACCGACATACAAAGAGCCGCCAGATTCTATTACCTGCAAAAACTCGCGTTCGGCGGCAAAGTGAGCGGACAAACCTTCGGTACATCAAAGGCGTCGCCACCGCGATTAAACCTTCTTCGCATTGAAGAAGACTTAAGTGCTGCCCATTTGCGCCTTGCCAGAACTACCATTGAAAACTTGCCGTGGCATGAATGCATTGAACGTTACGACACCGACAGCACTTTGTTTTACCTCGACCCACCGTACTGGCAAACCGCAGGCTACGGCAATGAATTCACATTCGACAACTACGAACGCATGGCTGAAATGGCGCGGTGTTGCAAAGGGAAAATTGTGATTTCCATCAACGACCACCCGGATATTCGAGAAGTGTTTGAAGACTTTGAGCAACGCAAAATCGATATTAAGTACCGGGTGGGCGGCAATGTAAATGCGGTAGAGCGGCGGGAGTTGCTGATATTGGGGTGAGGGCAAAGCCAAAGGGTGAGCTAAGTTTGGTTAGAATAGCAAGGAACGAGCGTCAGCCAAACGTTTTATGTCCATTATTGAGGCGTTAGTAATGACTATCGGCCTGTTCCTTTTGCTGAATTTATTCGAGCAACCAATTCATCTACCGAAGCTCTTTTTACTGGATATAACTCTATCAATATATGTTCAAATATCCTATAACCATCAAGTACATCACTTGTACGAATTCTAACCCCATCACCGTGTGCGCCATCATTCCCCAACCATCTAATTGCATTAGCTGGTTCTATAATTTTCCGACTCTCTTCAGGCAGTAAATCAATACGGCGTGCAAGTGATAAAAATCTTTCATTTTCATCAACGGAAGCCACTTCCATTTCACCAAGCAATACTTCCAGCGCGGAGCGTAAAGCACTTAAACTTAGGCTTGGCGATGTAAAGAAAGTGGAAAATGAGGTCTCTAAAGTCCGTTTAACACATTCAGGAGTCTCTTCTGGCGGAATGAAGATTTTGAGCGGAGGTTCAAAAAACTTAACTGTAAAATTCTCAAACCAATCCCAGCCACCAGATGTATCTCTCAAATATTCCTGAGATACATCACCTGTTCCAACACAAACCACCCTACACCCACATGAAACAGTTGTGCACTTCAAGTGCATAGAAAAAATGTACTCAATCCATTCAGGGTCAAAATTAGGATGGTTTGAGTCTATGGGGTCTTTGTATTGCTTGTTAAACGAGTTTTCTTCAGATAATAGAGATTGAACTCCGCAATTTGGACATGGCCATGCAGGAATACAGTTTCCGTAAAAATTCGATGTAAATATATGGTCATTGAGCACTAATGTTGCCTCCATGAATGACATAGCGCCTGCGACAGGAGCGAACTTGGAGCGCCAGCGGAAAGTTTGTCCATGCTTACTTGCGTTTGTTATAAATATTACGCACTAACTAAAGCAACAACACCCGCTGCAATGAGACCCGCTATTACTGCATTTTTAAATGGGCTTTCTTCAGTGGGAGTAAGCAATGTTGCTAGGGCCGCTGCGCCTCCAGCAGCTTGAACTATAGAGTTATTGCTTTTTATTGCTGCACCAGCACCCAGTGCCACAAGCAAATATTGTTGTATTTGAGTGCTCTCTACCTCAAGTCCATGACAAAGACGAGCAAAATGTTCGCAATTCGACTTAATAAGATTATATGGCATACCAATGTAACGCTGCGCATTAATAGCAGCTTGGGTAGGATTATTACTGGTTATAGAACTAATAATTATTTCCTTGCCTTCTGCAAAATCTGCATAAGATTCTTTGGTGACTTTCAAACGCTTTTTAGAGTTGTGTATTACTTCTCCAAGCCCATCTGCCACACCATAGTGAAAGAACATACCAAAATCTAACTTCAAAACTGTCCCCGCGGGATACATGTTAACTCTCCTAATATTTATAAAAGAATATTGTTGCGAATTCTCGGTAACGAAGAGCATTCGCAATACCCAACTCTTACCACTTCGCAAACATCCTCTAATTTTAACAGTATAATAGGACTGATTACTAACCTTAATTGGGTTGGCTCTGTTGATAAAAGCGAGAATGATGATTTACAGAGGTCTCTGTAAAAGCGCTAGCTAACAACTCTATGTCACTGCTATTAATTGCATAGAGAAATTTCGCCCCCGAAAGCGAGCATTTGTCTGTTGAAAGGGAGGTTTTAGTAAAATTTTATAAGCTCAGCTCTCACACAGCCCAAACGCTCGCCATTGTTGACAATAAAGCCTGTCAAACTCACAATACCGACGCTAGCAACATGCTGGCCAGGATTGAGACCCTGCTTCTTACGAGAGCCGCGAAAACAAAGCGTTTTTGCGGAAGACCTGCAATGGTAGGTTGTATGGAGCACCTTCGGGTGGCCGTTTCTCGTAGGCGGTAGTCTCAACTCTGTGCAACCTGCCACCTTCAAGTTTGAGACCTTGGGTGGCTTGTAATTAATGAACTACGAGAACTACCACAATGTTCGAAAAAGAATTAATCGAAGACGAGTCGTTCGAAACCATTACCAACGTGCAAATTATTTTGCACTTCCTGCGCGAATACCACTTTTCTCAACAGCTTTACGATAATGGAATAAGCCCAACCTCACACGCCGCGTTATCCATCATCCTTGGATGGCTTGACGACGCCTTAGGACATGAATGTTGCAAGTTGGAAAAAATGGAAAAAGAGTATCGAGAGCTTAAGAAAGGCGAGTAATTTTAGAAAAGCGCTCATTGAGGATGGGCGCTTTTGGTTGTATTAGTGCATGTGGTTGTTAGATGTTTTATTTATCACTGCTTTCCGATGCTCTATGCATTGTTGCACTTTCAAACTCATGTGAGCTGTGCGAACCATCTAATGCTGTATTTGTTTTGATTTCTCTACTCCTACTATAACTTGGCTTGGCCAAGTAGGAAAAAAATGCCCATAACACTGAAGAGCAAAGAATCACTGCACCAATACCTTCCGCTGTAATCTTTGCTCCTAGAACTTCGAATACAGCACTATCTTTACTGCTAACCCCTGAGGTAAGTACATAAGCGCCAATGAGCAAAGCCATCACCCCTCCAAAAGCGAGGATCACAGATACAAGCGTTTTTGATTTGATATACACGATGTCTACGTCTAGTTGGTTTGTTTGTGAATTATTCATATAAATTACTTTATCCGCTTTAGATGGAGCCTGTGATTCGGTAATGTAATTTGCAATTTCGTCCACTACACCGTTATTTCTCTTATAATCGCTGTCACCGCCCCTATAAATAAAAACATGCAACACAGGCTTGACTTCAATTAAAGACAGGATCGACAGTAGACAAACTCCCTCAACAATAATCGGCAATGCAGCATTCTGAATAGCTTCCTTCAATTCATCACTTTTTACTGCCGCTACATATTGATTTTGACCATTGGTTAGATAGTGATCAACATGAATTACCGATATTTCGTACATAGTGGACAGTTCGTTCGACAAGGTTGTCTTCCCCGCGCCTAGCTCACCATCAATTGCAATAACTCCCATTGGGACGTCTTGCAAAAGTTCTCTTAGTTTTCTAAGTAATTCCAACATGAAACTTCTCTGGTGTTAAATTGGCAACTTGTGCCACTTTGTCTTCTGAACACTCCTGTTTTTTCGTTTTGTCATATGCACCTCAATATTAGGGTTATATTCCTTTATTGAAGTGTCCGGTTTGATTAAAGCAGATCAATTTGTTAGGCATGGTGGTTCGGGACGCGGACTCTTTGGAATATTATGCTTTGTTTTGCTAGAACCAATATGGTCCTTCTGTATTGATTCAGCCAAAGCAAAACTGAAGTCATGGGTTTTTATCAGTAAATTATTTCTGAAACTTTCAAGACAATCGAAATCGACATTAGCTCTATCTTTGTTCGCTGATTCTAGAGATTGCCCCCAGGCTCTGAACATGTAGTGTATATTCCTTTCTTGGTTCCATAAGGGCTGCCCAAAATAAAGATTCAACATTTGTCGGTTATATCCTCTGGATGAATTCCATCTCTGTAATTCAATACGGTACGATTCCCATCTTTTTTTTAGTTCATTTTCACTAAAACCTTCTTTTAAACCAATCATAACTTGATTCATAGTGAAGTACCTGTCACCTGACAACTTGCTGTAATCACCGAATATCTTGTTTGCAGCTGAAAGCTCAGCATTCTTAGTGGTGTAAGTTTGGGAGATATAGGTGCCAATCACACCGGTCAATAGAAAGCCAAGAAGCATCAATACAAACTCATTGTACTTTCCGAATAGTTTTTCCTCAGTTTCCGACATGTCGATTCCATCAATTTGATGCCTAATGCCGCCAGCAGGGGCTGAAAAACCAAAGCGATGCGGCGTGTTTTAGTCCCTCTGGCAGGCCTTGTTAGCTTTAGCTTGCAGGAAGAAGGAGAGTTTCTACAAACTGTAATGCGGTTCTATCTCGCTTCCCAAAATACTTAGGAGCTTGCTTGGGAAGCCAGGTCTCATTGAAGTGATGCCTAAAATCTTCATACAGGTCAATCGGGTAGAGCTTCGCTGGAACCACACGGCCATCTGGGTACTCATGCTGATAAGTCGGGAAAGTGTTTGGCTCAATTCCTCGATGATCACGGAGCCATTTGCAAAACATACGGCCTTCAGAAATGTCAGGAACCATATCTTGCGGCAAGGTGTAGCCAGCTTGCTCCATAGGAGCGATTAGGTTCAATGTCAGTTCGTTCAACATTGAGAAATGAGTATATGGAATTTTCCCTCGGTTCTGCATATAGCGATCAATATGCACAGGCATTACAGCCTTAGAGCCACCTTGCTGCCATTCTGTAACCCATTGAGATACTTTTACAGCAAATTTCGGAGATAACCATTGTCCCAAGTTAATTGCGAGGAATGGGTGAACCCAAGTTCCTTGCAACTTTGGATTTCCACCACTAATGACGTTTATTAACTGCTCCTCTGGAAGGCCAGTTTGAGCAGTCAGCTCAGCGAGAAATGCTTGAGTTGTTTTTAATATTCTATCATAGGTTGGACATTAAGGATTAATGGAAACCAGCCCATACCTCAATCGCCCGGTTTTCCTGTCTCTGTCTGGATGTGCTCGTT